CAGTCTTAAAGACTCTCTTTGATGACATGATCTGGCACTCAGAAGGTTCATCAATCCAACACCCGAGGGTAGCCGCTAGAAATACACCTAACATTATTCTTTCTCCTTTTCTTCTTCGTATTCATCTAAAATTAGTTCTAGGTAGTGGATAGCTTTCTCAATGTCTTGTTTACCACCTTTGCTCTTGTGTCTAGTTACGTACTTAATCACATTAGCCTCAAAGTAAGGTATGTTGTTAGACCTAATGAACTCGATAGGTTGGATAGCCAGGTCTTTATAGTGACTACCTCCTACCTGAGTATCTTTAGCTTTCTTCTCCTGTGTTAGAGAACGAGTAGTCCTATTGCCCCAGTGAGTAGAACCCCAACGGTATGAAGACGAGAAGTAATCATCTGGGTTTGTATCTGCAACGTCCTTTACTAAAACTTCCCCTGTCACATAATCTACATGGATAGGTACCCAGTGGCCTCCATCTTCCCACTCATAGTTAGGTGTTATTGTCATCTGTTAGTCCTTCTAGTATATCCTCTCCAGCTTGGATAAGACGTAGTTTAATAATATTTCTAACACCACCTTGAGGGATAACTCGTACCCCCCAAGTCAGTAGGAAGAACGATACCTTAAGTCTTAAGTTATATATCATAGGTATATCACCCTCCGTAAGCCTATAGCTTATTATATAGCAATTTGCAGTTGTTGTCAAGTCTTTTCTTTAACGAGGATGCCTGAGCCTTGTCCTTAAAGCTTCAGAGGGGTTGTTAGGCCCAGCGAACCCGTGGTACTGCATACCCGCCTCTCTAAGAAGTACGTCCTCATCGTCGATAATAAACATGAATCTCACACACCCATTAGCGAAGGTGGTGGTAGGAGGACCCCCTTGAGGGACACCCCACTTTCTAAGTTCCTCAAAGAGAGATTGCCTATCCGGCACAGGAACACATATCCAGATATTATTCACAACTACGAATTCCTGTTTCTACATCAATGTAGCAAGCACCACCTTCGATAAATGTCTCGTCTGATGGAGTATCAGGTTCGTCCACTACATCTTCTGAGGCACTAGCGTTAAGAATACCAAAGCGTTTACCTGATGCACGGAAAGTAGTACAACCTTTGGCACCACCATCGTACGCAGCCATGTAGACTTCTTTGAACTCATCCCAACCTACGTTAGCTCCTACATTACAAGTCTTACTTACAGCACTATCAACATACTCTTGAGCAGCAACAAGCATCCCAACATGATCCATAGCACTAATACTATCAGCAGTAGGACACTTAATACCCCACTCTCGATAGGCATAATCCTCAACCTTTTCGACAGTAGGTCCTTCTCTAGTCTGAATAGTACGATCATAACTGTAGCTAAACACAGGCTCAAGACCACTAGAAACATTATTTGCGGTAAGAGAAATAGTACCTGTAGGTGCAATAGAGATAAGATGAGAGTTTCTGATGCCATGTCCATGGATAGCTTCCTGTACGTCCAAGTCTAGTTTCTTGATGAATTCCCCAGAGCAGTACTTATCACGGTCAAAGGCAGGGAAAGGACCCTTCTCGATAGCCAGTCCTACTGAAGACATATAACAACGGTTAGCGATGAACTTCATCAACTTACGTGTAAAGTCTTTAGCTTCTTCTGTGCCGTATACGATACCAAGAGCACCAAGAGCATTAGCTAGACCAGTGATACCTAGACCCATACGACGCTTAGCTTTAGCCTCAGCTTCTTGCTCAGGTAGAGGATAAGTAGTTTCGTCTACTACATTGTCCATAGCTCGTACTACGTAAGGGATATCGTGCTCCAGTTGCCCCCAGTTAAACTCATAACTCCAAACAGATTGGTCTTCAGTCTTGTAAGTTACAGATACATACTGGACCATGTTAAAACTACCTAGTAGACAGGCACCATACGCTGGAAGTGGCTGTTCACCACAGGGGTTAGTGGCTTTAATGTCCTCTAGGTACCACAAGTTATTCATCTTGTTCACACGGTCAATGAAAATGACTCCAGGTTCAGCCCAGTCCCATGTATTACGTAGGATAGTATCCCAGAGGTGACGAGCACGTACTGAGTCGTAAACACGATCCTCGAAGACAAGATCAAACTCAGTATCAGCTTTAACCGCTTCCATGAACTTATCTGTAACAAGGACAGAGATATTGAACTGAGTAAGCTCGTTGTGGTTAGCTTTAGCACTAATGAACTTCATGATGTCAGGATGATCTACACGTAGACAACCCATCTGAGCGCCCCTACGGTGACCAGCAGAGGCAATAGTCTTACATAGTGCGTCCATGATACCCATGAAGGACACAGGGCCACTAGCTTGGGAGCCAATGGACCGGATACGTGCTCCTGAAGGTCGGATACCACTGAAGTCATAGCCTACACCACCACCTAGTTGCATAGTGACAGCTGCTTCCTTGGCCACATCCATGATACCTGTCATACTATCTGGTACGTCCTGCATAACGAAACAGTTGAAAGCTGTGATACTACGATAACTTCCTGCTGCTGCTTGCACACGACCACCTGGTAAGAACCGTTGGTACTTCAAGATATCTGAGAACTTGTTAAAGTGATCCTCATTGTCTGTCAGTGCCCCAGCTACACGTGCTACCTTCTGTGTGTACTCCTCTCCCTCTTGTCGATACTTTTCTTTATCAGCCCATACAGCCACTGGAATATGTGGTCCGAATGAATTGTGTCCTGTTGATGTCATATAATCTATTCCTTATCTAATTAGCCTAGTTCTGTCGTGATACCTAGCAGTAGCGTACATAAGATTACTACAACTAGGAATACTACAGCTTTGTGTCCGCTATTATTCATTTAGTCTCCCTACCTGAGGCATCCTTGTCTTCTTCCAACCAAACTAGACGATCAATGTCGTTACGGTTCATACCGATGTCTCGTAGCTCACGATCACTTAGTTTGTTTAGTTGTTTGATAGCATCTCGATGTAGACGCCAAGTCTTAAGGTAGTTAAAGTACCGTACAAAAATATTCATTCTAGTATTATCCCTATAGTTCTGGTGGTGTAGGTTCGAATGGTTCATCTTTAAGTTGACAATCATAGACATTGTACTTCCACTCGCACCAACCTTCTACGTTGTGAAATACGGCAAGCCAAAGTAATGATGCAACCACAAATCCAATGAACACCCCAATAAAGAATGTTTCTCCGTCACCATACATCACACCAAATCCTCTAGGTTAATCTTAGGAGCGTTAGGGTTCTTCATCACCTTGCCGTCCTCTCGATATTTGATTGTACCATCATCTTGAACCATACGACCCATGTTATTCTCATGAACTCTCCGTACAGCTTCGTCTAGGTTCCATCCCATAGAATTAGCGTATCCGTAACAGACATAGACAAGATCAGATAGTTCCTTGAGTTCGTCTGATAGTTTTAAGCTACCCATGTCAAACTCCTGGTACCACTCATCGTACTCTTCTACAACAAGGTTACCAGCACGTTCAGCGTTCTTCTTTTGCTTAGCTGTAGTGCGAAACTCTTCAACCATGTCTAAGACAGACTTACCTACGTGGTCATTATTTTGTGTAGTCTCTGAGTAAGAGTTGCCAAACAAATCCTTCAACTCTTCAGTCTCCCTACAATCAGCCATGCCGTATACTTCTTCAAGTGTAATCATCTTTAATCTTCACCTTCAATAATTTCATCTTCATAGAAGTAGTCGTTAATGTTGACATAGCCTTCATCCACTAACCACTGAACTACAGTGTGGTTTTCAATGTCGTTCTGCATCAACAAGTCTTCTAGTGGATAGTTCTCCGCCAGTATTTCAACTTTATCTTTAATCATTCTGCATCTTTAACCTCCCTTGTTTCTTTATGTTTTTCTATAGGTATTAACGCTTCCAGGATTGCGCAAACCTCACCACCACGTTCAGCGGCTATTAGAGCTATTGGCTTTTGGCCTGCTAGATGTGGGTGCGCCGTGTTCAGCCATGTATCAGCCTCGTCTGGATCGTAATATTCCATTAAGCGACGGAACATCACGGCTGTCGTCTTTGCTACGATTAGACAATCATGACGCGGGGTTTGGTCTATCATTCCGAAGTCTCCTTTGGTGCTGTCTTGAAAATCGACCAACCGCAGGCACAAGTCGTCAAACTGGTCAAAAGAGGCTTGGCGCACCAAGGGCAACAATGGGTCATTCCGAAGACTCCTTTGGTGCTGGCCCGCGCCACGTCAAACAACGCAAGACGCTTTGATCATCCATCTCCAGGGACCTCCCTAGGTAGAACGACAACTGGTTGTTTAACCACTTCAGTCCAGTCCATCTCTGAGTTCTTTAAGACTCTCCAAGCATCTTCTGATGTTAGAAATACCCCTTTAATATCACCTCCGCCATTTGGGTAATAGGTATCTCCTTCTAAGGCGATGTATACATTCATTCTCCATACTCCTCTTTGAGCATCTTCATGCTAACAAACTGTGGTTCAAAACGACCTTCACCTACGTCGTGCATCACTACAATACCTTTCCACCAGTCTAGGTTCGCTTGACCCGCCCAGCTTTCTTCTTTGCCTTTAAAGCACCCGACCACCATACCGAGACTACCTGGCGCATCTTTAAAATACACATCACGTTTATGACTATGACCACACACGGAAGAACGGTGCCTATTGTTGATGACTGAGTAAGCATGGTGAACGCCAGAAGTAGCTGACCCAAAGTTACCGCTACTAAAATAATGAGCGAAGTCAACACCACCATAAGTAGCGATTGCGGGGGCTGAATTCTCGTACTCATGGTATTCGTTGAACCATGTATCTGTTTGTAGATGGCTAAAGGAAATCCCGTGTGTTTTTCCCTCGATACGTGGATCATGTTTGATAGCCGTTTTGATTCTACAGTTTCCTGTGAAGAGACTAACTCCTCCTTGCCGAGCGAGAAAGTTTCCTTCTGGGACTGTGATACAGTAAACCCAATCTTTGACTTCATCTTGGAGAACCTTCTTAAACCTTTGCTTATTACGTGGGTTAATATTAACTCGGTACTGCCCAGTACGGTATTCTGTAATAGACGCTCTGAACCCATTCATCTGGCATAGAGACTGAACATCATCGCAGATTTGTTTCTTACCGTAGAAGACACTACTAGCCCTGTCATCCATCGGAGAACCGTCACAAAAAATAAGCATATCTAAAAAGATTTCAAACTGATCCTCAGTTAAGTAGAAGAATTCTTTTGGGATAGTTTTATTCTGAGTAACACACCACTCAGGTCTTTCCATATGAAACTCGTAAGCAACTTGTGTAGTCTTAAGTTTGACTCCACAGATTTCTTCTGGGCTTCGATTACGCTCGACCTTACGGTAGCCGATCCCACAGTCTTGGATTACTTTTTCTACCTCTTCCGCCTTAGAGCCAGACTGGTAAAAAACTACTTTACTCCCTTTGTGATAACTATCTGTCAAGGCAATAGCGTTGAACTTAAGCTCAGAGTCTGATAGACCAGTAAGTTTTAGTTCCTTGTTCCGAGTAGCTACGGGTAAATCCAAGGACATAGGGCTATCTGAAGCTTTCTTCACAAAAAGTTTACCTGAAGACCCATAGTAGTATACTCGGTGGCTAGGTGTGACAGAGAATACTCCTGTCTGTGACTCAAACCCGTACATAGGGCCTTCATACCAGTACTTATGCGCTTGCTCCACAGGTGTCCACTGACCTCCAAGACTAAAGACTAGATCACCTTCTTGGACCTCTGGAGACTTAACCCAGCCTTTATCTTTAACCAGAATTTCTGTGTGACCTTGAAAACACTCATGATTTCCTTCAAATCCTACCCAGAAAGGTTTCTTACGTCTATTGTGGCGGAACTTATGGCGTAGTCGATCTTGGCTATCGTTATAGACTTCAATGTCTTCTTCATAGCTCTGTGTGACTAGTGCCTGTGGGTATCGTGTGTCATAGCTGTTAAGGCTACGCATGTCCGCACCATCACCTAGGTCAATAACTACGTCAGGCTTCAAGTCGTACAAGAATGAACCTAGCCAATCAAATCGTTCGTTACTAGTGCCTGGGTCTGTATGAGCACAAGACCATACTACAAATGTTTTATTCGAACTCATCCGGCTTGTTCCTTGACTGTGTAAGAACCTTGGTTACGAATGACTACAAACTCTGTGCCATCCTTGATACCGTTACTGGTCCCTGTCTTCTGCTGTGGGTTCTGTTTCATTACCCGACTAGCTGCGTTCATTCCCTTAGCCCATTTCTCGATAGGCATATCAAGTATTAGTTTCATTAGATTTCCTTACATACGTCTCTACAAATTGGTTAGGAGACTTTGAGTAGTACCATGTACTTTTATCTGTAACCCTCCAACGGCCAGTCATCAAGGCGTACACGTACTTATCTTCTACTAAGACACAGCCTGAAGGACCTTCTTCAATCTTAACACCTAGACTCATTAGTTTGAGTAAAGACTTAAGTCTACTAACTTCTCTCTTGTATGGGTCTGAGCAGAAAAGTTTATCTCTATTTCGTCCATTTGAAAGCTGTTCTGAAAGTTCTTTTTGTTTTTCTATCTCAGTTAAGATATCTTCTTCAGTCATATTCATTAATCCACTCCTCTGGAATTGATTTCTTTGCGTATAAGAACCCGTATCTCTCACACCAAGTAGCGTAAGTACTCTTAGCTCCCTTGTAGAGTTTAGCGTTAGGGTTACTGAACACAAATCGTATATCATAGTCAGGGCATTGCTTCTGTATCAACAGGTGTTTCTTCCTATCGTATACAGTAAAGCGTCCCTTAGTCTCAATGATGATACCATTAGTAAGAATGAAGTCAGGCGTATAAGACCTAGTGTCATGGACCTCATACTTGATCTTCATAGTTTCATACTCGTAGTCTACACCTTGACTAGTAAGTTCTTCAGCCACTCGTTCTTCTAGACCTGACCTAAAGTTAGTACTCACTATTTAATTTCCCTTACTGTATCTCTAGGTTCACGTACTACTTCAGTCAAGAATCGAGGACCATTACTGTACAAGAACTTACGAGCTTTAGGCCAACATGTTTTGTTAAAACCACAGTAACTACAGTTGACACATAGTTTACGATTACCAGACTTACCATCAGGTTCATCAGAGAATGCACGTTCAGGAGGTTCAGGTTGTTTTACCATCTCCTTAATCTCAGCAAACTCCTCAGCCTTACGATCAAGCTCAGGTCCAAAGTCGTACATGTCTAGGCAGATAGTACCATTCTGTTTGTCAATAGCTAGGAAGGCACCCAAGGAGTCATGAGACTCTACCTCGTTGTCCCGTCCAGCGTAGACATAAGAACTAAGTTGAGAGATGTAACCAAATGGATCATCATCACGTAGACCACCAGACAAGAACTTCTTATATCCGTAGCTTGATGTTGACTTAACGTCGATAGTGATACCGTCGATTACAGCGTCTCTGTGGCCCTTGATACCCTCTACGTACAGTGTGTCCTGCTCACCCTCGACCTTGTGTCCTGCTGCCTTTGCTAGGGTTAGTACGAGGGCTTCAATGATATCACCATAGTTAAACTTCAAGAGAGTGCTAGGTAGGAACTTCTCCCCTTGGTCTTTCATGTTCATACTGTACCACAGACTACGCTTACAAGGCTTACCCATAGCCGACATACGTAGGTAAGGCTCACTGTTGGTGTCTGCCTCTTCCTCTTGTGTCTGTCTACGAGTCTCAGCGAAGTCACGCATCAAGTCCATGAAGTACTCAGTGATAGCTTGGTCCCAACCACCGCGAGTCTCTAACTCTTTGTAGATATCAGAGACTAGTGTTGAAATGTTTTTAGCTGTCATTATAATTCCTTACGGTACAAATAAGTTGAGCAGTTTTACTTCTTGCTCAGGAAGGTGGAAGTTAGAAGGGCAGATGGACACCGCCACCCATACCTTCTTCACTCTC